TTCGGGTATGGCTGTCGTCCAAGGAGAGCAGGTGTTCGAGATGGGGCACTCACGGTGCTACTGAGCCGGTCCAACCGAACGGCCTCCAACATCCGGTCGGATGACCAAACCGCAAACCCTTGATTCCAAAGCCCGGCCGGGCAATAGCGGCTCAAACCACTGAAAACAAAGGACTTGCCGGGCGTATCTAAGCCCAAGCATGTAGTGTATGCTCATCTAATGCTGTTAACTCGACGCCAGTCGAGGTTTAAGCTAACGTCATCAGGGGTGGCCATGAATACTGGTCTGGGCTGTCGACTGAAAAATATAGAAATCCAATCTATATTGTCGCACTATCTTATGTATCGGGATATATAATATAACCCATTTTCCCTCTAACCTATTGATAATTATAGTACTTATGTATCTTTCTATATATGTCTCTCTCTCTATGGGGTCTATTGTTTTGTATATGGGGGTAGAAGAGAGAGACATTCTCCTCCTTCTAACTCATTGAGCAGTAAGGAGTTAACTTTCTGTAGAACCCATATATAGGAATATAGCCTCTATAAATGTTTGTTACCTTTTTCTATAGTGGAGGGTCTAAATCAATATGAAAACTACCACCTGTCCGAAGTGTTCTCACCAATTTCCTCCCATAATTGATGATCGATCCGTCACTGGACTGTGTACAGGATGCGGTCATGAGCTAGGAGAAGAGAAGCGTTTTAAGCGTTGTCAAGGATGCCGAGCAAAGATCCGTTTATACTGCTCACGATATCAGACAAAAAAGAAGTTAAGTGCAACAAAACAAGAAGAAAGGGTAAAACAAGCCTCCCCCTGGCTTGCAGAAGATAAAAAGCTCCAAGAAGGGGTTGCACCAGCTGTTCTCACGAAGGCCGATCTCAATCCTTGGGGGGATCCATGGTAAAATAATTTACCAGAATGTTACCTTTTTCGGCTCTCCGGGGTCTAAATAAGTGACAACGTGCCACATAAATCCCAAACCACATACCGAATGCTGGACCGCTTCGCGGATCTGGCTCGGGCAATGGTGCGTGGCAATCAAAGTTTGAAGCAAGCCGCCGTGGAATTGGACCTCAAGTTGGATCCGGATGAGGTCGAGAGGATTGCACGGCGGCAAGACTTCCAGGAAATCTTCCGGGTCGAACAAAACAAGCACTTTGCGGCTGTCGCGAATGACCCCTCGCGGTCAAAGAGCGTAGCGATTGGCAAGCTGGAGGTCCTCATCGATCATCTGATGAAGGCTGGGGAATATGACAAGGCAGGAGTTCTCATTGAAAAACTCGGAAAACTCGAAGGATGGAGCGGAGCCGACTCAAACATCAATGTCTTTAGTGGACTTACCGCTAGAGACATTGCAGAAGCTCGTGAACGCCTCACCGGGAGTGATAGCAAGCGAGGTATTGGAGGAACAAATTTGGCTACACCAGGTGAGTCTGGTCCAACTGGGCACGCCTGAAGCTCGGGCCGAGGCCCATATGTGGACCCGCATAGCCGATAGGATCGAAAGGCAGCGGCGTGAGCAAGGTTGATGCCCTCGAAACCTTGAGAAGGTTTGCTCCCGAACAGCGAGTGGCCATCCTCGATGCCCTCGATCAGAAGCGCAGGAAAGAAAACTTCGTAAAATATTGGCACGCCCAGGACCAACAGGCGCGCCATTTCCCATTATTCACCCCCGAGGTCAAGATCTTTGGCATCCTAGGAGGCAACAGATCTGGCAAGACCGAGGAAGGGGTGTTCATCGACGTAGCCTGGGCCTTAGGGAAGGAATACTTCATAGGAGAACCTGCCTATGAGTATGTCAAAGACCTCCCTATCCCAGACCCGCCGAACAACATTTGGCTCGTAGGACTGGACTATGGAGTTCTAAAGAATGTCATTTGGCATGAAAAGCTCCGCGTCGGACGAAATCATCCCCCTCTCCTCCCTCGGGATCCTGAAGTTATCGAAAAGGTCGTGGATGGAGAATTCCAAGTCTACTTTAAGAATGGCTCCATCATTACCGGAAAGTCAGCTGACGCAGGCCGAGAAAAATTCCAGGGAGCCTCAGTAGATCTAGTTCACATTGACGAGGAATGCGAAGCCAATGTCTTCGACGAATGCTATCAACGAACCGCTGATTGCGCCGGAAAGCTCCTACTCACCCTTACACCACTTATTGATATTGCTTCTGGCGTTCGCACCCCTTGGGTATTCGATCTTTACGAGGATATGAAGCAAGGTCGCAAAGACGTGGTCTTTGTTAAGTTGAGTGTTCTCGAAAATCCTTACGTTCCTGTTGAGGAGAAAGTTAAATTACAGGAGAAGTGGAGTGGACACTTCGAAGAAGCCGCCAGACTTTATGGCGATTTTATCCAACGATCAGGCCTTGTTTACCCAATGTGGAAGCCAAGTGTACATGTGGTCGATCCAATTAAACTACCAAGAGAATGGCGACGCATCGTATCAATTGACCCCGCAGCTACTGGAACTACAGCCGGAATTTGGGCGGCTATCGAACCAGGAACGGACAATATATACCTCTATCGTGAGTATTATGAATCAAACAAGATAGTCTCGGATCATGCAAAGAACATCCTCCTGAAGAACCAGGATGATCAAATAGACATCTGGCTCCTGGATCCCAAGTGGGCTTCCCAAAGAAACAATGAAACTCACAAAACCGGCCTCCAACTTTATCGAGATAGCGGCATTCCGGTCCGCTCTGCGGACGTAGCCTTCGAGGATTACGGCCTAAATGCCATGCGTGAGTATCTGGCAGCGACTCTCGACAAGTCGGCACGGCACCCAAAGATGTTTGTGTTCAAGGGTCTGCATAGTTTTGTTTCTGAGATTGGGAGTTATGTGTGGGATTTTTTCCAGGCTGGAGAGCAAAAAGGTCAATCCAAGGATAAACCCCTTAAGAGAGGCGATCATCTGATGAATGCGACACAGTATTTGTGTTGCATGCATCCTAAAGGGCATCGGAATAGACTTCATCCTCGAGATGTATCTAGCAAGAGAGAACAAGCAGCGCTGAATAGTTATACTTAACTCCTCGCAAAAAACGGGGTCCCCTTACAATCATGAACAAGCTCCAAGCATTTCTCGCAAAGTATTCGATCACCACTCACAGCGTGGCAGCGGTGATCACGGCGTTGATCGGAGCTTACTATACTTCCCCTCAGTTCCATGATTTTGTCATGGCCACTTATAATAAGTTACCTAAAGACGACAAGGACATAGTAGCTACTATCGTTGCCTTGGTTGCGCTTTATTACAGAAGTACCAAATCCCAGGAGAATAAGTAATGTCATTATTTAGCGGTCTGGCCCACGACCTTAAAGTAGGGTATGAACTAGTAAAAGCAGCCATTGTAAAAGCTGCAAATGAAGTTCCCGTGATTGAAAAAGAAATTGCAGGCGTCGAACCTGAAGTGGTGGCCCTGGCCTCGCTAGTAGTCCCTAATGCTGCGGCTATTGCTACGGCTGCGAATACTGTTCTTGAAGCAGTTGCTAGTGCACTTAGTGCTAGTGGCTCTGCGGCTGAGCAGAACTTCCTGAATGCCGGTGTTGATCAGGCGGCAATTGATGCAGCCAAGGCAGTAGTTCCGGCCTTCCAGGCGGCTCTTGCTAAAAAGAAAGCCTGAATGTCTGATCCTGTCACACCTCTTACTCCCGAGCAAGTAGCTTATCAGGAGGGCCGAGCCTCCAAAGAAGGCTACTTGCACAAGGATCTAGTAGGATTGGATCAATTCGCCAATGTAGTGACAGGGGGAAACCCCGATGAGACCATTAGCTCACGTGCCGCAAGAGCTGACGAGTCTGGCAAGACTTGGGGCAAGTTGATGTCGCGCTTCCTGAACTTCTTTCAGAAGGACCACGGCCCTAAGGCCCAAGCAGGAGATGTAGAACGAGCAAAAACAGTTGAACAATTAGAGGAGAAGTCCGGTGGGCTTAATTGATTTTCCAGATCCTATCTCGATGTTTGAGGGAGCAGCAACTGCTAAACTCGAACGTGAAGTAATAAACTCCTTCGTAAGTGCTGCTTACAGTACCTGGATAACATCGATGTGGCGTTCGGGCGATGCAAAGTGGGCTACCTTTACAGGTGAGGGTCAGGCCCTCAAAGACGCCGCAACTGCGATGTATTTATCACTAACGGATCTCCAGGCCAAGAACTTTCTTTCTCTAACAGTCCCAACAGATATGCTCACTGCTGATAATCTGAGCAAATTTGAGACCCGCAAGATGACCAAATGAATATTAGAACTGATTTCCTCCCCCGTGTAAAAGAAGAGAAGCATCCTACGGATAAGTCCTTTTCATACACGGGGAAGGGAGATTTTATCGAGTCCGAGCCGGAGATTAAAACCTACCAGCCCAGGCCGATCTACACACGACCGCGTACGAGGCGGTCTGAACTAAACTCGTATACTTAGCTAAAAAGGAAAAATAATGAGTAATGCAGCTAACGCCACATGGGTCGGGAGTGGACCCGCATTTACATTTCAGCAAATGGCCTTCGGAGGCGCGGATTCTAAGGAACTCGCCTATCGTGGCTCTGCTACGTTCACTGGTGATGCCTCCACAGCCACCGTCACCATCAGTTATATTGATGGTACCCAGACTCCCTTCTTCACTCCTGGCAATCCTCCGGTAGCCGCGAAGCCTGCAATGGTCATGGCCACCGCGAGTTCAACCGGTTCTGCCGCTGGTACATGGTCGGCAACGGTATTTATTGTCGGCGTGACTAGTATTACAACCACAGGTTTCGTTGTCACTGCGGCGGCCAACTTCGCAGCCACCAGCTACACGATTGATTTTATCGTTTGCCCCTAATGGCTAATGCAACAAACATACAAGGGGGATTAATCCCCCTTCGTTTCTCCGGAGGAGCGCCTGTGGATAACAGGAAATGCGAAGGCAAACACTCGGTCTACGTGGCCGAAGTGGTTTATATTCAAAAAGACGGGGTGCTTTGGGTGATCAATGTTTGTAAAGCTTGTGGTGTAGTGTCATTTCATCCCAAGCAGATTGCTAGTCCTACGGCTCCCGCTGAATTCCTAAAAGACAAAGAAAAGGAACAGGATCATGAGTTTTAATGTTAGAGATAATTTAGGGCTTTTTGGCCCCAGCGCAGGCGTCGAGTTTCCAAATGGAGCCGGTGCGGGAACAGTTACAGCTTTTCAGGTAATGGAACCAATCTCCTTGGTCGGGGATGCAGCTACTATTATTGCTGCACACGTCTATACACTTTTTATTGCCCCTCCGAATCCTTCAGCAGCTAGTGCTCTGGTTCCAATGGGCTCAAAATATCAAGTCCTCGGTGTTAGTATTTATTATGGCACGGCTGCTTCTGGTGCGGCCACTTTGTTTATTGAGAATGTTCCTGCCGGAACTGCTGACAAATCGGGCTCCAATATTCTCAGTGCCTCAAATTATGGCCTCAATACTGCCTTGACTGCCAATACCCCTTCAAATTTAACTATCAATACCAACATAGACAATCTGACTGTGCTTCCAAATAGCCGCATCAATGCTTATCTCGGTGCGACCGCCACGACTGCTCTGGTCGATTTGAGCCTTATGATCTATCTTGCGAGAATCGCATGAGCGATCCCCATCCCCTTCAAGCCGGGGATCGGTCCTCAAATCAATCGAGGACTGATTCCAGCACCGCAGCCGACCGACGTTCCCAGGAAGTGGGCTCAATTCATTCCGAGGAAGGTGAAAACCGCTCTGGAATGTCTCCGGCCCCTCCTATGTTTAA